TGCCGCCGCTATTACTGCGGCGGGGTCTTTGCGATTATTGGGCGGGAAAGGTGGTTTAGGGCTTGGCGTTGGTGATGTCTTGAGTAAAGGTGCAGGCGTAACCGGTGCGGCAGGTGGCGTTGCAACTGCAGCGAATACGGCAAAAATGGGGCGTCTTGCTAAGTTTGGGCGGGGCGGTTTGCCGTTGCTGGTGTTCGGCGCAATGCTCGAAGGGTCAGAAAATTACGCCCCTTATATGGCGCAAAAAGAAGAAGAGCATGAGGCATTTGAAGCGACCACCAAGGACGCGAAACAGAAATTTTATGCGACCGCTTATCCGAATAAATCGGTGTTTCAATACGCCCCATCTGTCCCAACGCCTGAAAAGTCAGTTTGGTCTTTAGCAAGTGGCGGTTATGCGCTTGGTGATGCGGCAAAGCGTAAAGAGATTGCCGATGAGCGCTTAAAACGAGGCACATTAACGCAAGATGAATATAACCGCCGTGTGCAAGTGCCGGACTATAAAACCGAGTTTCAACAGCTTGGAAATACGATTACAGAAGGCATGAAACAAGCCGTAGAAAGTCAAAATTTCACCATTCAAAATCAAATTCGCGTGGACTTAGACGGTCGGACGATTGCGGAAAGCACGTCCGAAAACCAATACCGCGAACTTAAACGGGGGTAAAAATGAAAGGTTGGACAATGCCAATCCAGCAGGCGTCTTATCGCGGTGTGCGGTTTGATGTGTTAAGTGTGGATGACAACTTAGAGCGCGCCACGATTACGCACGCGTATCCATTCGTAAACGGAGGGGATATTGAGGATTTGGGTTTAAATCCGCTCACCATCCAACTGCAAGCCGTGTTTTATGGTGAGGGATATTACACCGATTTTAAACGCTTTTTATCAGCCCTAGAAAAACAAGGTGCGGCGGTATTGGTACACCCGATTCGTGGTCGCTTGCAAAATATGCTTTGCACCTCTGCTTATTTTCACCACGAAGCGGATTTTGTGGACTATGTGACAGTCAGTTTAAGTTTTCAGGAAGCCACTCCGGCAAAACCGATCTTCTTGTTTAACTTTTCTGTGCTTGGTTTGATTGATGAGTTATTAACCAAACTCGAAGACTTGGTAGATGATGTATTAGAGCTGTATGGATTCTTTATGGAGGGGATCTCTTTCGCCGCTAATGTCAAATCACGTTTATTAGGCTCGTTTGGTGCGCTTTACGGCTGTTTTGAGCAGGTCCGAGATATGTTTGACATGGACAAAAAAAAACATGCTATCTCAGTAAATACACCGACCTCTAAAGAGGTATTTAAACAACAAGGTGGTAAAGCCGTGCGTGAGATGGCGAGCATGATTCGAGATGGCTTAACGGCCATTGCCAACCGTGATGACCTAACCGTGCGTGCAAAATTTGACGAGGTTACCCGCGCCGTGAAAAGTCTGCTTGAAATCGCACCAAATTTAAGCAACGGTAAAAACAGCAAATCAAATACCCTGAAATCATTAACGTCATCCTTGACAGCACAAGACACCAAAGAAATCTTCTGTGTAGTACAGTTGTTGGCGACGGCGAATGTGTTAAAAATCGCCACGCAGTTTATTGAGGACGATTCGTTAATTCCATCCGAAATTGATTACATCGTGACGGAATCGCGCTTACAAGCCTTGGCAGCGTTGAATACCGTGCGCGCTATCGTTCAGGAGGAACAACACGACATGACATTACATTACGTCAAAGATGATTTCGGGTTGATGTCATTAAGTGCAAAAAAACAAGCGGAAGCAAGACATCTACAAACGCCAAATACGGGGCTTTATACACAAGCCTACAACACGGCAGAAAAACTGCGTCAACAAAGCCATAAATTAACGCAGTTAGCCTTGGCGGCGATTAATCGCAAACCGCCTTTAATTATTCGCACGGTGGAATTTGATAGCACGATTCAGCAAGTGGCACATGCCTTTTATGGCGACTATACCCGCGCAGGTGAGCTGTTGCGCCTGAATCCGCAAATCCGTTACCCGAACTTTATTGCACGCGGCGAGGTACTCAATGGCTACGCAAAATAACGGCTATCCGTTCAATAATGAAATCGTGGTGGAGATTGACGGTAAACAGCATAAAAACTGGAAAAGCTACGACATCGACAGCGATTTTTTGATTCCTGCGGATGCCTTTAATTTCAGCATTGGCGTGCCGTCCGACAAAACCGTGCTGGAGGATTATTCCGGTAAAACCGCCAAAGTGCTGATTAACGGCGAACTGGTACTAACCGGCATTGTTGATACTACCCAGCATTCCATTTCAAAAAATGACCGCACTTTTAGTTTAAATGGGCGCGACAAAGCGTCTATTTTGGTGGATTGCTCCGCGCCGATTACCAATGTTAAAGGCTTGACGATATTAGATGCGATTAAAAAAATTGTGGAGCCGTTAGGCATTAAAAAAGTGGAGCTTCGGGCGGAATCTAACCCGACGTTAGATAAAGTTGATATTGATATTGGCGAAACAGCCTGGAATGCGCTGATCCATTGTGCAAATTCGGCAGGGCTGCACGCGTGGTTTGACCCTGACGGCACGCTAATTGTCGGCGGTGCGGATTACTCTACGCCTCCGGTGGCGACATTGTGTTGCATGAAAGACGGCAAGCGAAACAATTTCACACAGGCAAGCCTGACCACTGATGTGTCACAAAGTTTTTCAGAAATCACCTTTTTAGCGCAACGGCACGGGCGCAGCGGCGATAACAACAAGAACGATCTGAAATGGGTGTTTAAAGATGATGCTGTTGAAACTTATAAGCCGAAAACCGTGATTGTGCCGGATGTAGAAAACTTAGAAGCCTTGAAAAAATGGGCGAAAAAGTACATTACGGACAGCATTTTGAACAGCTTTACCCTAACTATCACCGTGCCTGACCATAAAACACAGGACGGCGTGTTGTGGTCGCCGGGGCAACGTGTGCATGTGATTTGCGAGGAATACGACATCGACGCCATTTTCTTCTTGATGGGGCGGCGTTTTAGCTTGAGCCGCACAGGTGGCACAACAACGGAACTGCGCTTAAAACAAGATGGTGTGTGGACGCCTGACGCGTATGTGAACAAATCTAAAGCGGCACGTAAGCGCAAAGGTAAAAAAGGCAAGAAAAATAAAGGCGATTTGATTGTATTGGATGGGGATTAATATGCGAAGATTAGGACAAGCAATAAGACAACACACGGAAAGCGCCTTGGGCGCAGTACGCCAAGCCTTCCGAGGAAAGTTGAATTTAGTCAAAAGCGCGGACAATATCCAAAAAGTGCAGGTATCCGGATTAGCAGACGAAACCTTACAAGACGTGGAATTGATGCAACAATTCGGCTTAACGTCCGTGCCACCTGCCGGCACTCAAGTGGTGGTATTGCCCATGGGGGGCGAAACAACGCATTCCATTGTGATTGCAACTGAAAATGGCTCTTTCCGGGTTAAAAACTTGAAATCGGGCGAAACCGCCGTTTACGATGAAAGCGGAAGCACGATTATTTTAAAACAAGGTCGATTAATCGAAATTGATTGTGATATATTAAAAATAACCGCAACGACCAAAGTTGAGATCAGTAGCCCGGTTGTTGAGACAGACCGTGTATTTACTGCCAAAGGGCAAATCAACGGTAACGGTGGCATGGCAATTCAAGGTGGCTCCGGTGCGTCGTTTACTGGCAACGTAACGCAAACAAAGGGTAGCTTTACTACTGATGGCGACGTGACTGCTAACGGTAAATCCCTTGTTGGCCACACCCACCGCGGTGATAGCGGTGGCATGACAGGACAACCTCAATAATTCAGAAAGAAAGGCGGTGTAGAACTCTCTCACCGCCTTTTTCTTATCCCTTTCTTTTACTCTGTCAGCATGGACAGAGAAATCAGCCCGCTTACCGGGGACTACACAAATTCGCATATCAGTACACTGCAAAATGCCGTGTATATCAGATTAACTACGCCATTAGGCTCGTGGTGGGCAAATGGGCGTGTAGGTTCTCTGCTCCATACTATTCAGCGAGAAAAGGATTTAAGCCGCGTGGGCATGTTGGCACAACAATACGCCGAGGAAGCGTTGCAACCGTTGATTGATGATGGGCGCGCCAGTGAAATTGTGGTCAGCCATGAACAACCGCACAACGGCAGAGTGATTCTTTCCATTTCCGTAACAGACAGCCGGGGCGAACAATACACGTTTAAACACCCCGTAAACGTCATTTAAAAGGTGTTTAAATCGTGTTTATTGTGCCAACTCTCGAAGAAATCCGCGCCAGTATCTTGCGCGATTATCAAACGTATTACCCAAACGCCGACATATCCGAAGACAGTGACGCTTACGCGCGCGCCAGTAGCCTTGCCGCCTGTGCGGAGGGCATTTATGCACATCAAAAATGGCTGATTAAACAGTTTTTTCCCGACACTGCCGATACAGCATTTTTGGAAAAGCATGCAGGCTTACGCGGTTTGCGTCGTCGTAATGCAACCTATGCGGCAGGCAAAGGCGCAACGATTAACGGCAATCCTGATGCCGTTATTGCGGTGGGGCTGCAAATCAAAACTGAAGACGGGCGTTTTTATGAAACCTCGGAAAGTGCGGTCATTTCTGCCGGTGGCTCTGCAGTTGTTGCGGTGCGATCCCTTGCTACGGGCGCTGCTCAAAACATTAAAACCGCTACAAAAGGATCGTTTATGGCTGCGCCTGTTGGCGTGAGCACGGATGTTGTATTAGATGACGTGGTGGGTGCGACCAACGCAGAAAGCGATAGCTCATTGTTGGAGCGTTTGCTTAATAAAATCCGCCGACCTGCGGCAGGTGGCAACCGATACGATTACAAAGACTGGGCATTAGAGGTGGATGGCGTTGAACAAGCGTATATTTACCCGCTACGCCGTGGGCTTGGCACAGTAGATATTGCGATTACGGCCGATAATGGCGTGCCAAGTGATGACACTGTACGCCGCGCACAAGAATATATCGACCAAGAGCGCCCGGTAACCGCAAAAGAAAGCAAAGTCGTTAAACCTGATGTGACAAAAGTCAATTTTAACATCCAGGTTAAAATCAGCGGTGTGGCATTAAATGACATCAAAATCACGATTAGCAATGCCATGACTGATTATTTTAACGGTTTGATTCCGGGCGATGATTTGATTGTGTCGCAGTGCGAAGCTGTTGTAAGCGATTTAATTGGCGTGGTTGACCGCCGTTTTATTGCCCCGAATGCCAACCGCAAAGCTGATGTGATTAACAAAATTGAATGGTTCCGCTTGGGCGAAATCACCGTGACGGAGATGGGCTAATGCAACACGCCAACGTATTAAAACAGCTTTATCCGCCCGTGAGTTACAACATCAACGGCGAACACTTTATTGCACAGTGCAAAGTGGACGGCAACGCATTTGACCGCTTACAACAAAGCGCGGCGGAAGTGTTGGCAGTAATTGAACCCGCCACCTCAAACCAAATGTTAGCCGACTGGGAACGCATTTGCGGGATTAAAACGGATTTAACGAAATCTTATCAAGAACGGGTTAAACGCGTCATCGTGCAGCTTAATGCCGTAGGTGGATTGTCTATTCCATACTTTACGCGCATTGCAGAAAGTACCGGTTATCAAATCCAAATTAAAGAGTTTTCGCCTTTACAAAATGACCTGCCTAATCCAGGTGACTTGGTGCAATTTCGCAATGAGCCACGCGAGAGCTTGATTTATATGTGGCGCGTGACGGTGTTAAACGGTGACGACAATATTGTGTATTTCCGCGCAGGTAGTTCATTTGCTGGTGATCACTTGGTTGAGTTTGGTGACCCGATTATTGAGGAGTTCTTCCGCGATTTAAAACCCGCCCATACCTACTGCTATTTTGCGTATCAATAGAGAAATGAATAATGAAAACTTTATTACCTGAAATCAATTCCTCCGACAAGCGCTTTCATAACGGCGACCCCGCCACAGGGGAACAAGGCACACGCGTGACAGACACATGGCTTAACGACGTGCAAGACCGTGTGCGAGACGTGCAAGCCGAAGCACATTATGTGTTGCTAAAAGCAGGTTTTAGACCTGTAGAAAATAAGCAAACTCAGCTTTATGAGGCTATTGTTAAGATTATTGATGATAACCGAAAAAAAGCCTCTACAACGCAAAAAGGCGAGGTACAACTTTATTCCGGTTATGATTCGGAATCAGAAGAAATGGCGGCGACCCCGAAGGTCATTAAAATTCTGAAAGGTTTTATTGATTCGATTACGCGCAGCTTAACGAATTACATCCCGAACAGCAAAAAATCCAGCTCAGTCAATAGTAACAGTAATGACACCGTAGCAACGTCGGCGGCGGTGAAGACCGCTTATGATTTGGCAAATGCCGCACTGCCGTTAAACAACGAAGGCAGTAAAAGTGTTGTAATTGGTAATTATAACTTTGTATTTCAAACAGACGGCAATCTTGTTATTGCGAATAAAGCGACGAATGAAGTGCTTTATGCAGCAAATCGTTGGGTAAGCAAACTTGGCGATACGATAACGGGCATTTTACGCACGTCTGGCATTGCTTCTTCTCAATTTGGTTTCGGTTCCTACGCTCATCAATACACTAGCGGCGCACCGTTTATGGTTGAGGAAACGAACGCTAATCAAAAAGACACTTATTATCCGATTGCGAAAGGACGATTCCGAAAACAAGGACAATATGGCACGGCAGTATCGTTTGGTTATACAACAAAACAAGGAAATGGCGACGGTTTTGGCACGGGTATTACCATTAATCTGATTGAAGATAATGGCGCGGTTAAAAACTGGCTATTTCAACACAGTGGTGATTTTGTTTCAGCGGGTGATGTGCGTTCATTAAGTGGAAAGTCTATTAATAATTCCGTTCAAATTTCGGAGCTTGTCGGTGAAGTCGCATTTTTTGCGCGCTCAACCCCGCCGAGTGGTTGGTTAAAAGCCAATGGAGCGGCAGTATCACGTACAACTTATGCCGCGTTATTTGACGCTATTGGCACAACATTCGGCGACGGTGATGGTCACACGACATTTAACTTACCCGACTTGCGCGGTGAGTTTTTGCGGGGTTTAGATGATGGACGAAATGTTGATGGCGGGCGAAGATTGGGCACCACCCAAGGGGATGCAATTAGAAATATCACAGGTAAATTATGGTCAGAGTTCTCCGGATATAAATATGTAATAACAACAAACAGCGAGGGAGTATTTGCTTTAACTGATAACGACGGACGGAGAGATACTTTTAAGGGCGATGTTGCAAATTATGGACAATTAAACAAAAAAGTGGAATTTAACGCATCTCGAGTTGTGCCGACAGCAAACGAAAATCGCCCGCGCAACGTTGCTCTTTTAGCTTGTATAAAATACTAAGGACAAACCATGACTTACCCATTAACAAAAAAAGTATGCCAACTTGATGAACAAGGTATTTATGTTGGACAAACAGACGCAGATTTATCTCCGGAAGAAGCCGAAAACGGCGTGTACTTAATGCCTGCCGGTTGTGTTGATGTTGACCCGCAGGAAGATAAAAAAGGCTTTGTCGCAAAATGGACGAGAGAAGGTTGGGAATACATTGAAAACCATATTGGCGAAACGGTGTACTCAACAACAACGAAAGAATCATTGGTAATTAGTGAGTTTGGCTCAATCCCTGATGGGTACACGGCGGCTAAGCCCGAAAGCGATCTTTGTGAGTGGGACGGCAAAGAATGGGTAATACCGCCCGAAAAACTTACCGCACATTTAACAGAAAAGCGCAACCGCTTAATCGAGCAAATTGACAGCCACGCGGCAACAATTTATAGCACGTGGACACGCTTTGAAAGTGAGTATCGCGAACGTCAGACAGCGGCAGAAGCCTACAAATCTGCAAATTATGAAGGAGACTGCAGCCGTTATATCACAGATTTTGCCAAACTTGCTGGGTTAAATAACAAAGCCGCAACAGATTTGATTTTGGTGCAAGCAGCAGGGCTTGAAAAACTACAAGTTGAGCTAGCTAATCAGCGCATGCGTAAGTATGAGCTCAAAGCACCTAATCTAACACTTGAGCAAATGCAGTCAATCTATGATGACATCATCAAACAAATGGATCATTTAATGGAGGCTTATAATAATGGCTAATGTTTATTTGGCACTTTATAAAGGTAAAAAAACAGGGCTTAAACCCACCGCACTTTTGGCACGTTTTTCAGACTGGATTACCCGAAAACTAACAAAAGGGCCTTACTCTCACTGCGAGATTGCTGTTGAGCGTATTGAGTACACATCAGGTCATCACTATGAGCATGAGCTCCATTATGACTGTTATTCTTCATCTATTCGAGATGGTGGTGTGCGTTGTAAAGAGATTGATCTCGCCGAAAGAGATAAGTGGGATTTAGTGTTGCTTGATGGTGTAAGCGAAGCCGAAGTTAAGTTTTACTTCAATTCCACAAAAGGGAGTAAATACGATTGGTGGGGCGCCATTGGCATTGTATTAGGCATCAAACAAAAACGCTCAAAATATTTTTGTAGTGAATGGTGCTTCAATGCAATCTCCGGCAAAACCCAAGGTTGGCGATTCAGCCCAAATCAATTGGCAGCGATTTTTAAAAAAGGATAACAATATGAACAAACTTACAATTGAATATTTAACCAGCTTGGTGAATGGCGCGGAATACGTCCATCAAGGCTTACTTACTATCTGCACAATTACGTTAAAAAATGGCTACAAATTGGCTGGCACTAGCGCCTGTGTTGATAATCAATACTATGATCTGCTTATCGGTAACAATTGTGCTTTTGCCAACGCGCTCGATAAATTGTGGGAACTGGAGAGTTATCTGTTAAAGCAAAAAATTTACGAAAGCCAAAATAACAAAGCAACCTTACGCAACGGCAATCAAGGCGAGGTTGTATATACAAGCCCATTCGGCAAGTTGCTAGTGATTGAAGATAATGGTGACGAATTACCGGCAGTGCATTGGCATAATGCGGACGGTTCGTTTTATGCGGATTGTGAAAGTGATTTAGATGTTGTTAATTAA